TATATCTTGTTCTCTGAGTAATCCATTATCCCAAACCCATTCTTTACCTTCCATAATACCTTCAACGAAAGCATTAGGAGCGGATGGATCAGCAACAATGTCTGCTGCAGTTGCAAGAAAAAAATCGCTTTGCACGATCTGTGCTTTGTCTTTCGATTCTGATTTCAAAGTTCCCATTCCCCTTGAGGAAACACCTAACCTTGCACCTTCATCAATAAAACTCTTCACAATTCTTCCGTTTGGTGTATCAAGTATCTTTGCTCGACCAACAAAATTAGATCCCTCTTTTACTAAAGAAGTAATCATATGAGAGGCACGATCCAAATTAACAGTTGGACCTTCAGGATGACCTAACTCTCCAAATGCACGTTTTGGTTCAACGTATTCTTTCACATAACGTTTTACTTCTTTTTCTAGAACGTCCAAAGGATATATTCTTCCGTTTTTATTTTTTGTTTCCGATTGCATAAAAATACCTTCGATAAAATACTGCTTAGGTTTATCGGAACTTGCTTCAATTAGTTCATAATCCACGGCTTCTTGTAACTCGCAAATTAGTTTCATTTTGTTTACCCTTTGTTATTAAATGCAAAATCTAAGATTTTCATGAATGATTTTGTATCTTTGTTCATGTTATCTTGTGTTTTTTTCTTATTACTACTATTTAGTGAATCGAATGTCTTCAGAATAGTTTTTGCTGAATCTGCATCAATTGGTACAGATGTTCCAGATTTGAAAGTTATATCCGATTCTTTTTTCTTTTTTACTATACTTCTTAACTGGTCAATAACATCTTCCTTAACGTTGACCGACTCTGTGCTTGGAACTAATAGATAGTCTCTCATTTTATTGAAACTATTCGATGCTATCGCAATCTTATTAGACCACCAAGTAGGTAAAGATTCTTCTGAATCCATACTCTGTAGTTTTTTCAATATTTGAGCTGCGTCTTCTATGACAATCTTACATTGTCTGACTGCACTTGCGACATCAGTATGACCATCTTCTTTTAGTGATACTAGTTCATTTTGTAAATCTTTAAACGATTTCATTATATACCAGCTGACGCTACTACTGTGTACGTTCCGTTTGTTACATTTGCTAGTATAAATTGGTCAGGATCTTTATTAATTATTGTTACTGACCCAGCAGGAACAGTGATAGAACCTTGAACTGTTCCGCTCGTTCCTCCCTCTTCTCCATCATTTTCAACTACTGAAATGATTGAAATCGCAGATGCGTAAACCGCAACAGATGTTGCTTTGCCCAAACTTAATTCGGTCTCAGTTGTGGCAGTTTTTGCTGCTAATAGTTTCATTGTGTCTCCATTGGTTGTGCTTCTACTTCTGGTTGAGGTTCAGATTGAACTTCTACTTCTGGTTGAACTTCTACTTTATCTTGAAACATACTAGCAGAAACTTCTTGTTTTCTTGTTGCCAAAGAACTCATTACTTTATCTGCTATGATTGAATCAAAGGCATCGTTTACTTTTATTGGTTGTGCACTCATTGCAAAATCTACAATGTCTACAGCTTTAAATTCTTTTTGTACTGGTTGTTCTGCCATTTTTATCTCCAAAAAATTATCTATTAATATTTATAAACATTATGACACTCTAAATGTCATCAATAGTCATATCACCATCAAAGTCACCCTCTTTTTTCTCTTTTTCTATCTGTGCATCTTGAGCTCTTATCTCTTCTTCTGACTGTCTTAGAATATTCTTTCTAAAATACTCTCTAGAATAATAATTACCGACATATTCTTCCATGTTTCTGGCAAGATCAACTCTCTGAGTCAATGTTTCTTGTTGTTTGAATTCTGTATAGTAATGATCTTTTTCAAACTTATAATGAACTCTGTCTTTTATTTGAGACCATTCTTCAGAAGTAATTATATTTTTTAAAATTAATTGTTTTTCTAGTATTTCGCCAAAAAGCATTGCAAATCTTGTTTGTAATTTACCAATAAACTTACTGAAAAGAAGCTCGTCCCTAGTAATCTCGCTTTCTCTCCCCAAAGAGAAACCAGAGTCAGCCTCTAGTCGAGATACAGGAACGTGCATTGCCTTGTACATTTTCTTTTGAAAGTATTCCACATCTTCCAATTGACCTAAATTTTCTCCGCCTGGAAGAGTAGTAATTTCTGTTCCTCTACCACCTTCTCTACGAGGCAACCAATAATCTTCCAACATTGATTGATGTCGTCTGTCGTCTTTGACTTCACCAGTAGTCGAATCATAAACCAGTTTGTTTTTATATCGTGTCATAATGTCACGAATATATTGTTCTGCTTTTAATTTAGGTAGATTACCAACATCAATGTAGAAAATCCTTCGTTCAGGAGCTCGTGAGATACGATAGATGACAATAGCATCTTCTACCATTCGGAGTTGATTGAGTGGTTTGATTGCTTTGTGGAGATAAGATAATACACCAGTTTTTGTAGGATTAAGTAAACCAGAAGTAGAGTATGCGATACTATCACCCGAAATTAATACACCATCGGATGTTCTATTTCCCAATCCAGATTCATTGTAGTTGAACATTGAATTGACACTTACTTCTTTTTTCTTTGGGTCAGCAGTATCTTTTTGATTAATCTGTTTTACTTTTTTGATTTTTGTAGCATCTAAACTACGAAGTTCAACAATTCCAAGATTTGGATTGTTCTCATCAATCATAATATGATAGTATAACTTACCTTCTACATACCACCTGCGAAAAATATCGTAACCAAAATTATTAAAATTCAATAAATCCAATACTGTATGGAATTCATCGGTTACTTTTTTCTTGATTCCAACGGATAAATTTGTTCTGTCAAGGATAATATCAACAGGATTTCGTGTATCATCTATTACAATTGATTCATTGATAATATTGTCTATCGCTATTTCACAATCAGAAGTTTGAGCCATTTCACGATATTTTAGAATCAGTTCAATTTCACTTTTATACTGACCATCTAAATCCAGAGAGGTACCGTAAGCACCAGCTCCAGATACCATCATAGAACCATCGTCATTTTCCGGCATAGTAAATACTGGAACATTTGCGTTTGGTGCACCAGATGATTTTCTTTCAATTTTGAAACCAAATATTTCAAAAGCCATAATTTATTCTCCTATTGTAATTTTTCATGCTGCTTTTTCCCAGCAATCATATGTCCACGAACAAGTATAAGTTTCAATTGTGTTACTTTCCCAACTAAGAGCAATGGAAGATAAAGAAGTTGGAAAAGCTCCTATAAACTTATATGTTTCCAAACTATCACCATTTTTACTATATTGAGTAACACTTATATCTTCTTTATAACCAGCATTTTCACCTTCGCGACTACCAGTTAAGTCCTTACTTCTAGTATTTAGTTTGTATTTTGAGAGCAGATTCATCCATTGTTCTAATTTTTTTCTTATTTCAAAATTTTCATCATTGATAATTGTAGTTTCCCAAACATCATAAGTTCTATCTGCTGCAACTTTTATGGATTTTCCATGATAAAATACATCGTATGTTCCAACTGTACTTGCTGGAATAGAGGCTGCTGATATTAAAAATTTAGCATTAACTGCGGGTGAGGTTATAGGGGAAGGATAACTAAGATTAACTTGAAAAAGAGCGGATTTTGCTCCACCGCCTTTTAGATTTGATTTGAATTCTGATAGTGCGAAAGCCATTCATTTATCTGTTTCTATAAATTAATAGAATTATACTGCTGGTTTAACGTGTGTCCAAGTATCATAACACCATTCAACAGCATATTCCATAAATCCATCAGTACTCCAATCTACTGGCATTGCTGCAATAGATGTTGGCCACATATTGTTGATGGTGTAACTTTCACCACTTAGACCACTCTTATTTACTTGAGTGACTGTACCGACACCTTCATTATATACAGCTGTATCACCTGCACCAATATATCTACCATAGCTGACATTTCTATCACCATCCATTGTTCCTGAAATTTGACGCATCCATTCGTGAATTCTATTTCTTATTTTAAAATCTTCATCATTTATGATAGTAGTTGACCAGTTATCATAAGTTCTAAATCCAGCATATTTCATCGGCCTTCCACCATAAGTTATTGGAGCTGCAGCAATCGTTGAAGCTGGAATAGAAGTTGCTTTAACTAAAATTTCTTCAGTCGAAAGAACTGAAAGGGCCGCTTTGGCTGAATTTTTAATAGACACTTTAAATAAATTCGGCCTTGCCGATCCACCACCCTTGCCAAGGTTTGCTTTAAATGTAGATAGAAGTGGTAATGCTGCATCTGCCATTGTTTTCCTTTAATTTAAATTTGAGTTCCGTTCAAAGATTGTCCCAATATTGATCCAGCCGTCATTGTATAATAATCATATTCCCATGTAACATCGAAATTTTCCATCTCGGCAACAGTATCGTAGCTTAACTCTATTGCACCAATTGATGTGGGCCAACAATCTATAAAAGAAAATGTCATACCCTTTGTACCATCTTTACCATAGTGAGTCAAGTTGACTTTACCGCTATAAGTTGAAGGTTTTCCAGATACTCCGAGATTAGAAATAGGTCCA